CCTTCAAGAAGGTACTCCAAAGCCTTGAGGTATGGGAGGACGAGGCGTTCAATAAGACCGATTTAATCTACTCAGCACACGGCTCAACGTTTGAGTTCTACGGGCTTGACGATAGTCAGAAGTTACACGGCATCGAAACCGACTTCTTTTGGCTCAACGAAGCAATCGAAACCAGCAAAGACGACTTCGACCAATTAGAACAGAGATGCAAGGGTAAGTGGATATTAGATTACAACCCAAGCACGGACGAGCATTGGATTTACGACAACGTCTTGAAACGAGATGATGTGGTGCTTATCCATTCCACGATGCTGGACAACACCTTCTTAGACCAGCATATAAGAGACAAGATAAACTCTTACCAGCCCACGCCTGAGAACAAGGCAAGAGGCACGGCAGACGAATACAAATGGAAGGTCTACGGACTCGGTGAGCGGTCAAGAAGAGAAGGGGCTATTTATGAGAACTGGACAGAAACTAAAGAGTTTCCTTCCGGGTACAAGTGGAAAGCATACGGGCTGGATTTCGGGTTTACCAACGACCCGACTGCATTGGTGGAGGTTATATATCAAGAGGGCAAACTTTGGGTTAAGGAGGTGCTTTACGAAACAGGGTTAACGAACGCAGACATTGCGAAGAAATGCGGATTGCAAAGGTCGGACGAAATCATAGCCGATTCAGCAGAACCGAAGAGCATCGAAGAAATCCGAAGGGCTGGTTTCAGAATCCGACCAGTAGCCAAAGGTCAGGACAGCGTAAGGTCGGGAATCGACAAGCTGAAATCTGTACAGATAATGGTGCATCAAGACTCGGTTAACATCATCCGAGAGTTGAGAAACTACGCTTGGAAACGAGATTATAAAACCAACCAAGTAACCAACCAACCTGAGGATGACAATAATCATTGCTTTGTTGGAAGCACCAAAATAATCACTTCAAATGGAGGGTTGAATATTAGAGATGTTAGTGTTGGAGATATGGTTTTAACTTCAAATGGATTCAGAAAAGTGTTGAAAACATGGAACAATGGGGTTAAAAAAACAATCGAATACACGATGCATTTCGATACGTTTTCGTTATCTTTAAGGTGTACACCTAATCACAAAATAAAGACTAACAGAGGATGGATTCAAATCGACAAACTACTTCCAAAGGACAAGATTTACCTGAGCAATGGTTTAATGGTAAAAGATACAAACTGTACAATGGAGAGAGGTATTTCATCAGAGGTACTAAAAGAATGCATCGGGTTGTTTGGGAGTTTCATAAAGGAGAGATTCCAGAAGGTTATGACATTCATCACGTTGATGGCAACAGTTTTAACAATAAAATTGAGAATCTCAATCTTGTCAAGTCTTCCCTTCACCAAAGAATGGAGGGCAAAAAGAGATTTAAAGAGAATCCTGAGTTTGCAAGAAGTTTCCAATCCAAAGGAATTGAGAAGGCTAAAGAATGGCATTCAAGCGAAGAAGGAAGGAGATGGCATTCAGATAACGGGAGAAAAACATGGATTAACCGTGAACGATTCAGAAAGAATTGTGAGCAATGCGGAAATGAATACGAAACACCTTTTCCCGAGCGAAGTAAATACTGCCATAATAACTGCAAGGCTAAAGCACTTAGAGCGAGGAGAAAGAGAGAACGTAATGGTTTATGACCTTACAGTAGAAGGTCAGCACGAATACTTCGCAAATGGTGTACTTGTTCACAATTGCCTCGATGCTCTGCGCTACGTGGCAATGGAGAAGCTGAAGGCGAACGCTGGGAAGTACAATATTCGTTAGACACAAAATCACAGATTCGCTATTTATTACTGAGATGCTTGAACGACTGAACAAAATATGGCGAATGCAAGAGGCGTACACGGATTACCCGAAAGCCGCAAGCGAGAACGCCAAAGCTGCTCTAAATTGGGCAGAGAAGAACGGATGGAAAGGTTGCGGTACTGCCGTAGGAAAGGCAAGGGCTAACCAACTCGCAAACCGTGAGCCAATCAGTTTGGAAACCATTGAGCGAATGGCTGCATTTATCCGACACAAACGCAACTCTAACAGAAAGCTGGGCGAAGGTTGCGGACGTTTAATGTGGCTTGCATGGGGCGGAGACGAAGGAGTTAACTGGGCAATCAAGAAAATAGAACAACTAAAGAATGAAGATTGAGTTACCAAATAGCTGGGCAGGTGTAACTGTTGAGCAGTTCCAAGCGTTACAGCGAATCCTCGCAGAAAAGGGAGACGAGTACCCGACCAACGTGGCTATCATTTCGATAATGTCAGGCGTTCCAGTTGACGAGATTGAAACTTACTCTTTAAAGACATACGCTAAGTGTATGCAGACGCTATCCTTTCTATCGGAGCAACTTGTCGGTGGGGTACAGAAGGTTGTGGAATTTGGAGGGCTTAGATACGATGTTATTACAGACGTATATAAGTTGAATGGAGGGCAGTATATTACGCTTATGCACTTGATGAAAGACCCGGACAAGGTTATCGACCAACTGCACGAGATTATGGCTGTGTTCCTTGTTCCGAAGAAGAAGACTTGGTGGGGCTGGAAGAAACAACCTTACAACTCCGACAAGCATAAGGAGATAGCTGAGGCAATGCTACAAGCACCAATGACAATCGTACAACCGTTGTCCGCTTTTTTTTTAAGCAGTTATCTGAAGTCCGCAAAACATATACTGGAATCTTCGGTCAGGAAGGCGGAGAAGGTGAAGCGACAAGCGGAAAGAAGGTTGAAACATTTGAATCAAAATACGGCTGGCTGAACGTGGTTAACAATCTATCAAATAACGATGCGACCAAGTGGGGTTACTTCTTCGCTCTACCATTGCGGGAGTTCCTCAACCTTATCTCGTTTCAGAAAGCCAAGCAGTCTCACGAGTACCACCAAATGAAGCAGAATGGCATTCGATAAGTTAATAGATGCGCTTAATGAATTTCGTGGCGAGTACGTTAGGGAACTGACCAACTCACTCACGGAAAAGAACCTTATCGCTTCGGGTCAACTTGGGGAATCCATCAAGCTGGACGTTCAACCGAAGGTAAAGGTGTTCGGTCAGGTTTACCGAATGCAGATACGTATGGCTGAGTATGGCGAGTACGTAGATGCTGGACGAAAGCCCGGCAAAGGATTACCACCAACAGTTCTTGAGAATTGGCTACGTTATCCGAACGTGCTACAAAAGGTAACAGGTCAGGATAAGCAACTAAAAGACTACGAGCGAAAGTCTTTAGCGTACTTAATAAACCGAAGCATCAAGCAGAAAGGAATCAAGCCCAAGAACTGGATTCAACCAGCCGCAGACAAAGCCAATAGAAACATTGCTGGAGTAGTTGAAGCGGCAATCGCTGAAGATATAGAGTTGACATTTGAAGAAATCAAAAGACTAATAGAAACCAAGTAATGGCTATCTTTTTAACGCAGAACGGAGAACCTGACGAGTATGGGCTTGTTTATAACGACAATGCCTATGTAATTAAGACCACGAACTACACGCCAACTGTTCGGTTTAGAGTTGCAATACTTCCAATTGACTACCCTATATCTCCAGCAATAGGTCAGGTAAGAGTGTACCCTACTCGTTCAAACGATGGGCAGTATTTGGATAGGGCGTTCTTCGACCCTTCAAGGTTTCTTCAATCGTATGTGAACGGTCAGGTGGATATCAAGGGCGCAAACCATAACGGGTTCTATGTGTCCAATCAAATGCACAAAGAATACTACTTGGCTATCCAAGAAGAGGAGAAGGACGCAAGCGGAGTTTATCAGTCGGGGGACTTGTTCATCTCGAAAGTTAAGAGCGTATGGAATGGGGTTCGTAACGAGATTGAATGGCTGGGCTTCGATTATACAGACTACACCATAAACAACACGCCAAGCGTAGTTAAGAAGTTCCTGACCGATTCACCGAGAACAATACGAATAGACACCGACCAAAGCTACCATCTGTACTTCATAGCCAACGAAAGGTTCGGGGCGTATCAGTACAACATCAAAGCCTACTCAGGTTATAACGGTACAGGGTCGCTACTTGCTGATGGCATCGTAGACAATAACATCGCAGTTGCTGACTCTTGGAATGAGATTTATTTCAGAATACCAGTAGGCACTTATGACATTGGCAACATTGACCCAAGTCTTTACACGGATTCGCTGTTTGGGTCTACACCTTCAACGGCTCTTAATGGTGCGGCATCCTACACTATACACTTGGAGGATAACACCAACCAACAAACGTCTGAGGCTTTCACCTTCAACGTCAACCAAACCTGTTCAAAGTACAACGAGGTGCGGGTGCATTGGCTTAATAGGTTAGGCGGTTACGATGCCTTCAACTTCTACATGAAGTCAATACATACGACAGACATCAAGAAGGACACCTTCGACCAGCAGCACCACGATTGGACGGGCAATGCTTACAACTACGACAAGCAAGCGCGAGGAACGACCGAGTACAACGTGGCACTAAACAAGAAGGTTACGGTCAACACAGACTACTTAAGCGAAGCGGAAAGCGTATGGATGGAGGATTTAGCAACATCTCCGAGCGTTTACATTGAGCAAGGCAACGAACTAATTGCAGTCAACATTGACCCGCGCAGAATCCAGCGCAAGACATCACTCAATGACAAGCTGATGCAGTACACTTTCGAACTGAATTATTCAATCAAAAATCGCAGACAACGTGGTTGAGGTTAGGATAGAGGGTCGGAGGTTAGACGTATTCGAGGGGTTCGATTTCTCGTTCAACTACGGCATTGCTGACATCCGTAACCCTGAGAAACGAAGCACAGAGTACTCCAAGACAATCAAGTGCCCGGCAACGAAGAACAATGACGAACTATTCGGGCACATCTACGACGTTAACATCTCAAACAACTACGATGCTAACACTACTAACATTAGCGTTAATTTTAACCCAAATAAGAAAGCTGAAGCGCGAGTAATAGCCGATGGGGTGGAGGTAATGGCTGGCGTTGTACAGCTTCGGAAGATTGTCCAAAAGGGACACGCCTACACCTACGAGGTTGTGTTTATCGGCAAGCTGCTCAACATCTTTTCGGTACTTGGCGACAAGGAACTAAGCGGGATTGATGACAACGGGGCGCGGTATTTAGACTTGAGTCAATACGACCACGACTTTACATATCAAAATCAAGTAGATAGCTGGAGCGCACCAGTTGGGCAAGGTTACGTTTACCCGTTAATTGATTGGGGTTATGGGAACGCCTACGCTCCAAATGGTTCTCGAATTTATCAAGTCTCAGAACTACGACCAGCGATTTATGTGAAGACCTTAGTTAATGCAATCTTCGACTTTGCGGGGTTCAGCTATACGAGTTCGTTCTTTAATTCTACGCTGTTCAAAAGGCTGATAGTGCCAATCTCAAAGAAGATGACTCTGCCCGATGACCAAGTTCAGCCGAGAAAGTTTAAAGCTGTAAAGTCGTTGCCGCAGATTATGAGTCGCTTTCCATCCATCAGTCCAAACACATTCGGGAACGAGCAGATATTCGACCCAAGTACTGGGAATATGGCTAAGCTATGTTTTGAGGACGATAGCAACTTAGGCTTTGACAACAACAACCAGTATTTAATTTTAAGCCAACAAAGCCCGTTCATTCCATATAACTACAACGCTCAGAACAACTATATTTTTGCTTGCCAAGAGCCATTAAGGAGTGATACATTCAGATGCAGTATTGATCTTCAGATAACAAAGAATTTTGCCTTTGGCAGCCAAATATTCGAGGGGAATGTTCAGATAGTAAGATGGGTAGATTCCACTCAGTCTATTCAAGTTGTAGCAGAATCTCCATTTAGCTTTGATATTAGCGGGGCTGTTGGTCAGACACAAGCGCAAACAATATTCGTGGAAGGAGATGTTCTAACTCAAAACAACGACCAAGTTTACGTTAGATTAAAATCAGACCCATATGGAAACGGCTACAAACCTGACTTCAAAAATGCAGTTGGCTCAACGGTATGGCTTGACGTTAGATGCACGGGAGGTTATTTTGAAAACGAGCCGATAACCGAAGAACTGTTTGAGGGCGATGAGGTTACATTAAGCGACCATCTCCCCGATGTTGAAATGAGCGAGTTCTTGGTTTCCATTTTCAAGATGTTCAACCTTTACGTTGAGGTTGACCCTAATAACGAGAAGAACCTACTGATTGAAACCCGCGACACGTTCTACTCGCAAGGCGGAACAAAGGACTGGACGTATAAACTGGCAAGGGACAAAGACATTACTCTTGAACCTTTGGGAGTTCTTACTGACCGCGAATATATCTACACCTATTCGGAGGATGGGGACTATTATAACGAACGCTATCAAGGTAACAGAGGACACGCTTATGGAAGGTCAAGAATCGAAGTAGATAATGACTTTGTGCAGAGTTCCAAAGAAGTGGAGGTGGTTTTCTCACCTTCGCCATTAGTCAATGACAGCCCATCTAATAGGGTTATTCCAGCCATTTGGGATGCTGATATAGAAGAGGGCGCAAAGCCTACGGATGCCAACATAAGGGTTATGTACTACGGGGGGCTTCTGCCGAGTAACCCTGTATGGAAGCACAGAAGGCTCTTCCCATTTCAAGACTTCGATACAAATGTTTACCCTTACGCTGGGCATTGGGACAATCCAATAACGCCAACGATAGACATCAATTTCGGGCTACCTTTAGAGTTGTACTATCAAGCCAATAATTACATAAGCCAAATCCAAGTAACGAACGCGAACCTGTACAACATCTACCACCGCAATTACATCAACGAGGTAACGGATAAGGATTCGAAAGTTATGACCGGGCTTTTCTATTTAGAACCGACCGACATTAACACCTTAGACTTCCGCGACCAGATAGTGATTGATAACAGCTATTGGAGGCTCAACAAGGTAATGAACTACAATCCTTTCAAAGAGGGGTTGACGAAGGTGGAGTTAATAAAGATAAAAGAACCCGTTACCTTCCAAAAGTCAGAGAGAAGTTTGAACGATGGCGGTTATTTAGGAAAGGAAAGGATGCCTTCGCCTTCCACCGAGATAAAGACCAACGGCAACAAGTACCCACCGTTTCAAGGCAAGGTAAGCGGCTCAGAAAATAACGTAGGTCAGAGCGTTACAGCGTTCAAAGTGGTCGGGAGCAGAAACACTATCGGTGAAGGCTCGAAGAACATCACAATCTTCGGTAACGATAACGAAGTAGCTGGAGGTCTGCATAACGTCCAACTCATTAACACCAACGGAGTAATCGTTACCAGTTCAAACACCACCTACATTAACGGAAAAGAACAGGACAACGTGGAGGTATTGGAGGGCGGACTGAACGAAGTCAGGGCATTGAACGGAGGCACAAACATCTTCACGGTTGATGGAGGCGAGGACATCGTTCAGACACAATTTAGCGAAATATCTATTTATACAATAGAAGGAGGCGAACAATAATGGCA